ACCACCACCTACACGACCAGCATAAGTTAAATCTTTTTTGTCAGCGTCTTTGTATAGATCTATAAGACGATCACATATACCAAGATCACTCAATGTATATTCTTTTATAAATCTCATTTAAATGCAGGTCCTTGTGTCCACCCAACAAGAGAATGTCTAACACCTTTAGTCACTGGTTTAACTCTGTGTGGAGTATCAGCATGAAATATTATAACATCCTTCTTCTTTAATTCTACCACATTTTTTTCTGTTGTCTGTATTTCAAATTCACCACCTTCAAAATCATCATTTAACATAACTGTAAAACTTATTTTACGTATCCTATTATTAGGTCTCTTACCTTTTGTCCAACCCATTTCATCACAATGCCAATCATAAAAATCACCCACATCATATTTTGTACGTTGTAGAGGTTCCATAAAATTTACATCTAAATTCCAGTCACATTTTGTATTAGCAAAATGCACAAGACCATCCATCATTGCATAGACTTCATCATTGTCTATCCAACACGCTTTTGAACTTCTATCTTTATGATCCTGTGCCTGATATTTCTTGCCATCCCATTGATCTGTTTTACATGATTCATAATCTTGATATGGTTTTATTGCTTTTTCTAATTGTGGATAGAAATCATCATCAAGATGGACTACCATATATTGATGTTTGAATGAATTCATTTTTGTAATACCATAACATGTATGCCATTCCACCAACCATTAGGATCTTCTGGAATTTTAGTTAGTATTTTTCTTTCAAATAATAAATTAAGTTTGTGTTCTTTTACCCAGAACTCAGACGATTGCACAACGCCCATAAAGTTTGCATCATCAATAACAAGAATAAACTTGTCCGCAAGTGCAGGAATTAAGAATGTAAGATTATCATACTGAACTTGTGGGTCGTGGTCTGCGTCATAGAAGATTACATTAGGTTGTTTGTGTATATCTCTAGGAGTCAGATCTTGTATTGACTTAGCACAAAAATATTGCTTCTGTTGTAGTCCTGCCCAGAATGTTTTCTTAGGGTCTTCGTATCCTTCTACCTCTACTTCATCTCTAAAAGGTGATATCTCTTTCTCAGAATAATTATCTATAGCAAATGATTCTACATCTCTATTCATAGTAGCAGCATAGAATGTACTACCAGCATGAACTCCTAGTTCCATGTAGATTGCATCAGGTTTAGATAATAGATTGTTTAGAAAATGTCTTACTATATTTGATGACAAACCTTCATACTTATATCCTTCTTCTACAAAATTACTTTCTCTTCTTGCTGCCTTGTCAATAGATTCTAATACTAATTTAATGTCATCATCAAAATGTCTATCATTCTTTTTCATTCTAGACTGAACAACAGAATCACAGTAATTACAATCCCAACAATCAAACTTACAAGTCTTAATCTTTTCACGCCATATATCAATAGGTCTTTCTTCTAAAGAAACGTCTTCAATATATTCATTAAACTGTGGATGTAAAAGTTCTTCATTAGTTTTCCATCTATTAATGATGGTCATACTCTCATAGAGACGCATAGCATTTTCTCTACCATGCATCTTGAATACATCTATACCAAGATCAACAAATTCTTCCCAGTCTTTTCTCCATGGAGGAATAGTTGCTGCCTTTAATGACGCAGCAGGATCTTTCTCATCCCATGTAGAACACGATACTCTACTGATAGAATCATTAAAATATTGTGGATCATCTTTTCCTCTTACCATATTATAATGATAATGTTCTGGCATGATCGGACATCCGCCCCAACACCACTCATTGGAAAGTAATGATATCTTAACAGGTTTACCTATAGAAGCACAATATTCTTTTGCTTTTTTAATTCTAAGAAGAGAATCTCTATCACGCATAAGGTCTCTATCTAGATTAATATAATAGAACCCTGCCTTTGCAAGATTTACTATTTCATTAGGTCTAGTAACTTCTCTAAGAATAGTATTCTTTACTTTTAGTTCTGGAAATTCTTTTTGAATTTGACCAGTCAGCATCCATGTTGTGTGTGGTAAGGTAACTATACGAACACCATTGTCATATAAGAATCTAAAATTCTCAATAAAAATATCCAAGTTCTCTTGTGTAGGAGGAACTTGGATATTATTAAATGTTGCAGACAAAGGTATCCCAGTCTCCTGTGATACAAACAAAGCATTTAAAGTTGTCTCTCTGATGTCACCATCAATTACGTCACCCATCGCATCTTGCGTGAAGGGTGGCATACGACAGGTAAAATAGATGTCATAGATATATTCCTTGTGTTCTTTTAGAAAAGGAATAAATTGGTTTACTACAAAATCTTCAGGTAATTTTGTATTAAGAGGTAGCGAGAAACTTGCCATAATCTACGATCACTGCTTCCATATATAAATGTTCTTCACCAGGTTTATCTACTAAGATACCCTTGTGTACTTCTGCTAATTGTTCCAACTTTTCTTCATTTAATGTTGGGTATGTAATAGTGTCGCCACTTGTATCCCCTAATTCATACCTTTGCCATATAGCGTGATGAATTACAGGCAATAGATCAAGATGTCTACTTGTTGGATTAAAAAATCTATCCATTTTCCTCTTGTAATTTGTATTGGTTTTCACCCTGTCCACTATATTTATGATCTAACAGTTTAGGCATTACTATACCTTCCTGTGCTAACTGATGTTGCAGTTGCGGTGCGATCATTTTATTTAGTTTGTCAATACCACCACCAATCATACCAGAATACTTAACAGCAACACCAAGTGTTTCTACTTGATCTTCCTCTGGCATATCCATAATTGTAGTCATGTTACCAGAACCAATTCTACCATAAGAAATGATGTCCATTGCTGCTTGCTTGCCCATACGAGCAATCCAATATACTCTTATTTCATGTGGTTGTTCAGCACAATAATACTCTAAAGGATGCTCGTCGTCAACATACTTGTCAACAATATTTAAGAAATACTTTAACTCTAGTTCAGATTGCCTGAGTTTCCTTTTCCAAATACCAATATCATAATCATTTTTTTCCATATCAATTTGCATCAACTCTCTATCAAGTTCGTCAGGAAGCAATGGCATGTCCCTACTCAATCTTTTTCTAAGAATCTCTGCCTTTCTAAGACTATTTCTATTCTCCATGTATGCATGATACCTAGTTTCAAGTTCCATCAGTGCTTGACGGACTTTTCTCCATGGAGTTAATTGTGGGTCAGCAACAAAATGCTCACACTCATACTCTGTCATGCCACTATCAAATCGCATAGAAGCAGACAAAGTATCAAAGTCTTTCTTGGTGAGTGCGAACTCATCTACAAATGACTTTGCTAAATGTATTTCGTTTGTATCTGAACTTATTATATTTTTAACGTCTGCAATAATATCTGAAAAGTTAGCGTCAGAATTTAAAGACATAGGGTTCTACCTCATACTCTGGTTTACGATCCCAGTCAGTATCAGATATTGTTCTGCCCATCTCAATTGCTTGCTTTTGAGGCAACATGATACCAATGTGATCTTCATATAATATATTTATATCCCATACAGAAGTGCAATTTTCAAATTTCTTTATCAATGTTTGGTATTGTACTAGCATTGTAGATAGTTTATCTTCCCATGCTTCTGCATTTGTAAGTATCTTATTTGAAAGAGTATCTTTGTCAATATGTCTTTCAGCAGATAGGTAGTCTAAGAAAGGAGTTTTACTACCACCTAGTCCTTTATTCGTTAACCATTCTCTTGCTTCGTGCTTTTGAATCTCCCAAGATGCTACTTCTAGATCTGTGGTGTTCTTAAGATTTTTAAGACGTGTGTTAAATTCATCTTCAATAATTTCTTTTGCAAAATATACCATGAAGTCTATAACTTCTTTTTTAATTGCATCTGTAAGTTCGATAGGAACTTTTAAAACTGGGTTAGCAGGAGTCCATGCATAACCAGATGAATCAACTGATGCAGCAACTTTACCATATGGTCTAATTTCTGAGAAGAAGTTTGATCCGTTATACGCTTGTGCTTTTGTGACCTCTAAGTATTTGTGTTCCCATTCTTTAGATATAGTTTGGAAAACTGTTTCACTGACCTCTACACATGAGAAGTGCATCAACGAAAACATTTCGCTGTAGTGCAGTCTGGTATCTCCAGCACTTGCCATGTTGACAAACTGTTCTGGATTGATTTCTTTTTCGTTGACGATTAAGTATCTCATTATTGTGCTCGTTTAGCAGTTACAGAAGCGGATGCTGAACAGCAACCACCAGATGATGTTCCATAATGTCCTTTTGGTCTAGTAGCAGCTGGCATGTTTGTTTCAACGTCAGTAGAGTAATCCCATTTAGTAGTATGGTTGTTCTGCTGTCCGTCGTATTGTCCCATCATGTATCCTTTGTCTTGACCCATCATCATATTTTCTTCACCATAAGCACGAACCTTAGTTCCGTTCTTAAGACCAGCTCCAGATGATCCACTGTATTTAGTCCAAGGTGATGTAACATTGTTACCAGTACCACAATAGAAGTGACCCCACTTAGAAGGAAGTGGTTTACAAACTCCGTCAGGTGCCATGTTGGAAGACCAACCAGACCAATTATCGTTGGAATGATCGACGTAGTATCTACTACCACGGAAGGATACCCAAGATCTATTCTCATCACCACAAGATGCAGTGTGGTCACTACCAGATGGTGAGTTACCTACCTGATACATGATCTCAGATGAGTAGTGAAGTTTACCTACAGCAGAGTTACCTCCACCTAAGTTATAACCAAACTGTTGTACCTGTGCAGTAGCAGTTGAGTTTCTATCTCGGTTAACTGGCATATTCCAACCACCAACAGTTGTATATCCCATGACTCCTCTAGGATCGTCTCCTTCCCAACCATATGGTGAGGTTGGAGAGTAAGTACCACCGCCTGGGTTTGATCCAGTAGTACCAAACATTCGTCTCATACCTGTGTGTAGGTTGATCGAATCTGTAAAGTTGGAAGATCCCGTGAATGCGTTAATGCAACCATGACCATAACCGAAGTAATCACTCCATGTACAGTCAGCGTAAGTAAGTGCTCTAGTTAATTGTTCTCCACAATAGAAAGTAATATCATTTGCATGCCATGTTTTATTAACCGTTCTCCAAGGATTAGATCCTTTATACCCCGCCACCAGATAACCGTGTGTTATCAAACTTCTATATCTGAATCCTGTTAAAGGTGCAGACGCAACTGTTTGACCAGGATACGCCCAGAAAACACCGTTACTACCATCAGATACTAGATACGAACCTCTAGTTACATCAGCTGGTTCTGGAATACCACCACCAACTTCGTCCCAATCAGATCCATTCCAAATTTGTGCCTTACCTTCAGATGTATTGAAGATTAATTGACCTACGTTTGGTGATCCTGGTCTATTCGAGTTTGTAAAAGATGGCAGCTTAAGACCTTGCGTCGTTAAACTCGCATTACCTGTTAAAACTGTTCCAACTGTTAACTGAGACATGGTTACACTACTTTCCTATAAGTTTATTTATGGTTTTGGATGTTGTTCTTTTACATCCTTCACATGTGCATACCAAAGTGATGTTTCTTTACCTGGTATACGACCCTCATCAATGTCATGCCAAAGCATATCCAATTGATCTGCATAAACATTAAAATTTGCTCTTCTTGCAAGATCGTATGGAGGTTCTGGTAATTCTTTTTTCTTAACTTGTCCAATACCACTATCATAGTGGTAGTCAATTGCTCCAAGTTTTTCATCAATTTCATAAGGACCGTCTGCCCATATAAAATCTTCGTGGACTTCAAATCTTACATCTGAACCACCTTTTAGTATTTGTACAACTTCTCCGTTGTATTTATTGATTAGTGACTGATACATGATTATGTGTAATTATAAACGATAACGCATCCTGCACCACCATAGGAGTTGCCATATGCAAAACTGTTTTGTGAATAGTAACCATAACCGCCTCCAGATCCCCACTGACCATGAGTAATCTCTTCTTGGTTATTGGCATAGTGATGTGAACCACCAGCTTTGTGCCAGAAACTGGATCCAGAACCACCTTCTCTATCTGCTCCGTGTGCCATTTCACCACCACCGCCAGGTAAATTAATGTCGCCACCAGAAGCGTTTCCACCAGGTCCTCCCTGATATGGGTTATCAGTCTGACCACCTTGTCCACCAGTCGCAGTTACATAAGAACCAAAGGATGAAGTTCCTCCAGTTCCACCTCTACCACCGTTACGAGCATAACCTCCACCACCACCATAACTGTAGTTTACAGAGTTTACAGTAGATACATCAATATATTTGATAGCAGTTCCACCTCCACCTCCACCAGCACCACGGTAAGAGTTGTCATTAACTCTTGCTCCACCGCCACCACCTGTACAATAGACAAGAACATGAGCACAACCAGTTGGTTTAGTCCAAGTTCCTGATCCACCAGAGGTTGACTTAGAGTTCCATGTACCATCTTGAGAAGTAAATGTTTGAATGCTTATCAAAGCACCAGGTGTCGCCATAGGTTCATAACTACTTCCATTCCATATTCTCAAGTTGTCGTTTTGCAGATCCATTATTTGAACACCAGCGGTGTTTTGGATCTGGTCTACTTTTAAAATACCTGCCATCTTTTGATTCCTTTATACAATAGCCCAGTTACCACTATTATTTATAGTCACTGTATAACCGTTAGCAATAGTGATAGGTCCTGCACTTACACAGTTGACATTTGCTGGTACAGTTACGTTTTCAGAAACTGTATTTGAGTTTGCCTTGAATATTCCATAAGAGTCAATCCACTGCTTAACACCGTTAGCATAAAGAACAGATGTGTTCTGTCCACCACTAAATGTGGAACCTTCAATGTTAACTCCACCAAGAACATGTAGATCATATGTAGGATCTTGTTTCTTGATTCCAACTCTGGATAGTCTGTAAATATCTAGATTGTTAGATGCTTCTGTCCATCTAGATGTTACGAATTCAGAGTTATTCTGGAACAACTGACCATTGATGTTCATGTCACCTTGAACATTCAAGTAGTAACTTCTAGTTGTGTTTGATTCAGAGTCAACACCAGATATTGCTGATGTATTGATACCAACTCTTCTGTCACCTCTTACATAAATTGCAGGAGTGCCATCCCAGTTCTGACCACCATTGTTTGTAGATGGTGTTATTTCAAACGCATTACTGTGACCAATCTGGTTACCAATTCTAAAGTTCCTTTGTGAGTTAGAACCTAAGAAGTATAATGGTGCACCAGAGTTATCATTAGCACTGTCAATAGTAAGAGCACCTGAGAACATTCCAGTTCCACCAACTTCAAATGTGAAATTTGGTAAACGATTTATACCAACACCCATTCTTCTGGATGCATGGATATCACCAACTACTCTGAAACCTAATAATGTTTCTGTACCTTCAACTTGGAACTGTTCGTTGTAAGAACCAAAACCAGTAGTAGCATCACCATGCTGATAGAAGAATCTACCTTGCTGAGTAAATCCGCTAGTTTGATCACTGAATCTAATTCCTACACCAACATTGTTGGTAGTACTGCGGATCATGACACCGCCATCACCTCTAACGTCTAGAGGAGCAGCTGGAGATGTAGTGTTTATTCCGACCTCATTAGCGGATACATCAACAAATAATACACCACTATCAACACTAAGATCATTTGCAATGTTAACTATGCTATTGAGATTTGTAGTACCAGCAACTGTAAGTGTTGAACTACCACCAGTGATGTTCAATGAACCAGTCATTGTATCACCAGTCTTCAATACGTTAAGTGATGCAGAACCAACTAAGTTTGCTGTGATTGTTCCAGCAGAGAAGTTACCAGATCCATCACGTTGTACAGCATAGTTTGGTGTGTTAGAACTTGAGAATTGTATGTTACCTTGGTTCCAAACAACTTGGTTCTTAATTGTAAATCCGTCAGCATTTACAACATCAACGTTAAGAGAACCAGATCCTGCAGATGCATTACCACCTGATGCTTCTATCTTAGCGTTGTAACTAGAAGCGAGCTGAGATGAATTGAATAATATTCTAGGTGTAGTTGCGTTACCATCTTTTCTACCTAATTGTAACTGTCCAACACCGCCATCACTATGTAAGTTACAAACTTCTAGTGTGTTACCATCTTCAATAGTAAAGTCATCAAACTCTACTCTGTTAGATGCAGTACCAACTGTTAGAGCACCAGCAAAGTTACCAGATGTAAGTCTACCAATTAGGATTGTGTAGTCATTAAAGTTATCATTAACATCATCATTGGTAACAACGTTGTCGATAACAAAACTACCAACACCCTGTGCGTTAGCATTGTAAAGGTTTACAGATGGGTTGTTAGGATCGCCAGGTATAAATGGTGCCTGATTAAGTATTTGACCTGAGACATATATTCTAAACTTAGGATCACCAGCAAACGCTTTGATTGTGATCTTATCTCTAAACTTAGTTTCACTAATAAATCTAGGAAGTCTATTATCAGATAATGTTCCGTAGTTAATGTTTAATGCATCCTGATACCAATTACCTTGTCTGTTGTCTAGTCTGTCAGCATCCATTCCAGAATCAACACCATCACTTAATGATGTCCATACCTTCGCCCATGAGTTCCATGTGCTGACTCCGTTACCAGAACCACGAAGGTACATATTGTCATCATTAGCAAATGCAAGTTGTCTTACACCACCAAACGATGCGTCAAAACCAGCAGCACCATTTCTTATGGTTAGAACTAAGTGCTTGGTAGATGTTCCAGTTCCAATACCTGTATTAACTGAAGGATATGCAGTTCCCAATCCATTAGAACTGTTGAATACTGTATTAGAAATAACACCTTCAACAAAACTGTTTGGATTTGGATTAGAGGTTGGGTTGTTAGTACCAGACTGTAATCTAATTGTGTTAGCAGAAGATCCACTAATGTCAATACCATATATACCACCCAATCTGTCTTGTGGAACTTGTCCAGCGAACAAGTGATTTGCATTGGTATAGTAATTACCTTGCTGTCCATCTAATAAGTCAGCATCAAGTCCACTGTCAGCACCAGTCTTAAGTTCAACAGATCCGTTTCCTGCCTGACCAATATTAAATTGTGCTTTCTTATATCTGGAAACACCAATTGTTCCGTAAAGGTCAGCAGAAATTGTTAGGTCAGTAACTCTGTTAATGTCAAGAGAAACGTTTGCATACTGTCTATTAACTGTACTTACTTTAGCATTTAATACTAAACTAGATCCACCACCAAGTGCTGAAGGTGCAACTGTAATTGAGAAGTCAGCATTGTATCCAGTACCACCATCAGTAACAGTCATTTCTGTAACAGCGTTACCAGCAACAACAATGTTTGCTTTTAATCCTGTTCCTGTACCACCTGTTAGAGATTGATCAAAGTATTGTCCGTTTGTAAATCCTGATCCGCCGTTTGCGATGATGACATCATCAACAAATCCACCCTGTGTGAAGGTAGACTCAAATGTCATTGGTGATTCACCACGCTCAAACTCAATGATTGTTCCTAATGGAAT